TTTTTAGTTTCTCTATAAGCTGGGGTAAGTTGTCTTTGGTTAGTGCCCACTTTATCATCTCTCCATCCTTTCGTTTTAAATACTTGTCCGTCTTTAGAAGTTGCTTTGTATTCTATATCGTCTCCAAATACTTTTTTACATTGCTTAATAAATTCATTTATGGTCATGGTCTGTCCCTATAACGTAAAGATTTAGAATGAAACCACAAAGGAACAGAACCTTCCCATTCAAAATGCCTTTGCTTATTTACAGCCATAAATCCATCTGGAACAATCCTTGCATCTTCTTCAGTCAGTTTACCTTCCAATAAGTCTTTTTCTTTTTTCTTATTACGGTACACCGAAATACAATTGTCCGCTAGATTTGTTATTGTCGCAGAACCTGCCACGTCAAACTTACTGGGCGTGTGAGTGGTCTCGTCTATTGTTTTTCTGCTATGTGCGATTAAGTGAATGTGGACATTTAAATCTCGTGCAGCTATACAAAGCTGGTCAACAAATTTCTTCTGCCCATTGTAATCATCTTCATTTATAGAACACTTCATTAAACTATCTACCACGAAATGCTGAATACCTAACTGCTCAGCTCCATAGTAGATAACAGATAATACTGCTGTAGGATTTGTGCTGCCTAACTGGTCGTACAAAAATAATTTTCCAGTTGCATCATTGCAAAACTGAGTTATCGCACTCTCTGTTGGTTCGTTAGTTCCTACTGATTGACGGATATAGCGTGCTAATGTGCTCCTGCAACTCATCTCAAAAGAACATATCATAACCTTGTAGTTCTCAATAAGTTTAAGCGTTACATAGCTCAAAAGCATTGATTTGCCATGTCCTGAATACCCCGACCAAATACTCGTCTCCCCTAAACGAAGTCTGAAATTCTCTGCTTTATCAAACGGAAGATACGCACCACTTTGTATTTCACCAGAAAAATATCCAATAGTAGACTCAATAAAAGTATCTGGACTCTTAATTTTACGGTACTCATCACTTTCTCTCCTAAAAAAATAATTCTTTATTTTATCCTCATTTACTATTAAGTTCTCAACTTTTTCATCTAATGACATATTTGGTAAGCCTCTCTCAATCTATTTACAGCTATCATTAATCTATCCTTATCTTCTTGTGGTAAGGTTTTTCCGTTAGCAACTTCTAATCCAGCTAAAGCCACTAACAATGTTTCGTTAGAAATAGCTTTTAAAACAGCATAAGGATTAAAAGGTTTTGAAACAGGTTTAAAATCACCTAAACGTTTTGGTACAATATCGTCAAATGTTAAACCTACAGCTCCCAATATATCATTAGCAGTACAACCTGCAAAGCAATGGATTAAAATTCTTTCATCTGGTAAATTTTTAATGCTTAAAGATGCAGTTTTATCATTATGAGCAGGACATAAACATTGGTATTCATCTTTACCAGACCTATAAGACTTTTCAAAGTAACTTAGGAAGTCATTTATATTCATGATAAAGCCTTAATAAAAGTTATCTTCTCTTCTAATATCTTCTTTTCTTTTCTCATATCATCTTCTATCTTCTCCTCTCTAGCATATTCCTTATATTCCTTGTGTATAATTCCAGCTATGTCACCGTCAAACCAATCCTTAAGGCTATTTAACATAGAGGTAATATACTCTGGTTCTTTGTGTAACCTAAAGCATACTTTTCTTAAGTCTGGAAGCTCTCCATTACGTTCAGATGCTAAACACCATAATTCAAATAGGGTTGATTTTTGGTCAGAATTAAGCTCATGCCAGTCAGGGTCATTGATAATATCCCTGCCATAAACCTTAAACCAAATCATAGACGATTTGTTCTTAAAATGCTGAAACTTGCTCCAATTGCGGACTTTCATGGTTCTTCTCCTGTGGTTAAATAATTCAAAAAACATTATCATAGCTAATTTTAATTTGCAAGATATTTATTGAAAATTATTTGTATATATTTGTTATATAGCTATTGTATATTTTTTTGTACATGATATAGTTCTGTTGTGGTAATTGATTAACAAGGAGAGAAAAAATGAAAACAGTTAAAAAAGTATACGTAGGTAAAGCTAATAAATGCTTTTGTGGTTGCTCAGGTAAATGGTTTGATGTTAACAATCCTGACGATTTAACAGGTTTTTTGAAAGGCATTAAAAAGTTTAATCAACTTGGTGTAGATAATGGTGATGATTTTTGGGATGTATCATATCCTGACAAAAATAATGTAGTTGTTGCTTTATATTATCAATAAGGAGAAAAAAATGAAAAGTTACACAATGACTGAAAAAACAGAAATGGCTAAAAATGAATGTGCAAAGGTATACAAAGAAAATCCTAATATGGATTTAGATGAGCAAGAAGAATTATGTTACTTGATTAAAGAGTTTATTTTTAACGAATTACCAACTGTTAAATAAGGGGAGTATTATGAAGGTAAATATTGACGTAAGACAAGGTAATGGAGAAAATAATGGTTGCGTTTATGTAACTATAGGAGATTGGGTTGTTTATCTTGACAACTCAACAGGAGAACAGATTATTAATAGTTATACAAAAAAAGAAGAGGAGGTAGTATGAACTACGCAGAAGCTAAAAAATTAGTAGGAAGCCAACCTACTTATGCACTAAAAAATATGGTTGTAGCTTTATCAACTATGCAATTCTTAAACACTCCAGCAGAGAATTTAAGACTAGAAGCTGCAAAAATAGTACTTAAAGGTGACCCAAACGACAAACCAGAGCCATTTAAGCAATATGCACTTACTGGAGGTCCTAGTGTTAAGTCTATAGCAAATGGCAATACTTGGGCTGAAAGTGAGGTTGCATAATGGAGTATCCAGTAGGAACTAAATTTATGAGCATTGGTAAATACCCAAAAGAATGTACTGTAATAGACGTTTTAAAGACTTATAACAGCAAGAATGAATTAATAGAAGTAAACTATAACGCTGTACATAATTTCTTAGGGCAGGAAGTAATACAGAAATATTTGCCTGAAGCGTCAATAGCCAGGGGTATTTTTGAGCTAGAAAGAAAGTTAAAAAAAGTTTAAAAAGGGTATTGTATTTATTTTTAATGTGTATATACTGTGTATATAGTAATTAAATAACAAGGAGAGAAAAAATGGTTGCTAAAAAAGAAAGATACATTCCAGCAGGTTATGTTCCACTAGCTATAGAAAACGCAGCAGACGTGGTAGTTTACACAAACAATGCTAACGGTAAGTTCTCTGCCATTTGTTTTGCTGGCAAGGCTGTTAATCCTACTTGGTATTATTTGTTTAGAAGTGAAGAAGCTATGTTGGCTCAAGTTACTAAGACTATTAATAACAGAATTGCTAGAGCTGCAGAAGTTGCAAAATACAAAGCAGAAAGACTTGCTCCTACTAATTTAAAAGAAGGTGACATTCTTTATTGCAGTTGGGGTTATGACCAAACCCAAGTTGACTTTTACAAAGTTAAAGAAATTGTAGGTAACAATAGAATTAAAATTGTTCCTATGACAGCTATTGTAGCTAAGCAAAGTACTGGTGCTGATTATATGGTAGCTGGTGAAGAAAAAGGTACACCAATGTTAAAAGTTGCAAATGGCAGACAAAATAGTGTTAAAATCACTAGCTATTCAAATGCTTACCTCTGGGATGGTCAACCTAAATATGAAACAGCTTTTGGATATGGGAGATAATATGAAAATTTCAACAATGATTATTGCAGCAATAGCTTTCTGGTGTTACGTAGCCTTCTGCATTTATTTAATGGGTAAGTTTGCAGGTGCAATATGAATAAATACTTATGGCTATTCCTTTTTGTATTTTGGGGGTATATAATATGGCGAATGGTTTAGAGCAAATAGCAAATATACTAAAGCAATTGAATGACGAAATTAAACTAGATAACGATAAATGGGAGAGAGCAAATGTCACAACAACAGTTTTACGACCAGGTGATGATGGAACAACACCAGCAAGAATTACAACAACAGGAGAGACAGATGACTAAACAAGGTGTAGTTAATATTAAAGGCAAGAACTATAAAACAGTAGCATTGCGAGTTCAGGAATTTAGAGAGCAGTTTCCTAATTACTTTCTTACTACTGAAATAGTTAAGATTGATGATGAACAATGTATTGTTAAGGCTTATGCAGGTGTTCACTTAGAAGGCGGTCAAGTGCAAACATTTGCTACAGGTCATGCACAGGAGTTTAGAAAAGCATCACAAATCAATGGAACATCTTATGTAGAAAATTGTGAGACCTCTGCAATTGGAAGGTGTTTAAGTGCATTAGGATTAGGTGGCACAGAGTTTGCTTCAGCTAATGAAGTGGTTAATGCTATTCATCAACAAAGTAATCCTGTAAAGTTAGTATCTAAAGAAGACTTCCTATGATTGAACAACGCACAGAAGAGTGGTTTCAGCAAAGATTAGGCAAGGTGACAGCATCCAGAATATCGGATGTTATCGCCAAGACTAAAACAGGCG